GCATTTAATAATTTATCAAACAAACTTTGAGTTTCCTCATCATCTTCTTCTATAATAATAGGATCATCGTCGTCTTCTTTTTCTTTTTCTTCTTGAGTTTTTAAATACCCTATATAATTTTCTTTTAGATTATCATTAATATTTACTGCAAGAATAATTTGCTTTGTAGAAATCTCATAAGTTTTTTCTTCAGAAAAACTAAACCATGGATACATAATATATGATTCTACTAATACTTCTCCCCTAGGAACTCTGACTGCATTTAGAACAACAGGATCCGAAACACTTATAGTATTTTTATCAAATAGATTCCTACAATCATCGTTTGTCTTACAGACTATATTATCGCCTGTAGATAATTTTAAATATTTGTATTGAATATCTTCTGACATTAGATTGATACCTTTACCAACTTGTAGTTAAAATGTTCATCATTATAAATTTTAATTCGTTCAATCATATGTAACAAAGTATAGTTCTTTTTATTTTTCCAACTCAGATCATCTGCAATATCATATAGTTTACATGTCTTTTTAGTTTCGCTCGTTCTTAATCCTCGTCCAATAGATTGAAGATTTCTAATTCTAGATTTTGAAGGCGAAGCAAAAATAATATTATGCAGGTTTTTAATATTTATTCCTGTTGAGAAGGTTCCATACGATGCTACAATTATAGCATCATTTTCTGTTTCTGTCAATGCCCGAATTTGTTCTCGTTGTTCTGTATCTGTTCCGCCATATACAAAAAACACTTTTCTAGTGTCGCATTTTTCTGCAATCATATCATATAATATCTTACCATGCTTTTCTACATACTGAAAAAGAACCAAAGTATTGCCTTCTTGTTTTAAAGCTAAATTACGAATAAATTTATTTCTAGGTTGATATTGAACAATAAAATCCATTTCTTCTTGGTATGAATTTCCCTTTACTGCCTTTTTAATTTCATCAGTATATTGAAGGATAATATTAAATATTTCTAAGTCGGCTAACGATTTACTTTCAATTAATTTCTTAGTTGTTGTTACTTTATAAACAGGACCAAATAAACCTTCGAGTACAAGTTTATGAGTTTTAGTGCCATCCAAAGTTCCAGTAGTACCGAATCTATAAGGAGTATGTATACATTTATTTAATATACTTGTAAGAGATTTTGCTTTAAAGTTGTGAGCTTCGTCCCCATAGATTACTTTAAAATCTGCAAAAAATGGTTTTGGTAATTTGTATAATGATTGCCATGTACTAATAACTACATTATATTGATTCGATTTTTCATGTCCGCCGTAAATACGATGGCATTCTTCAGATGCTTTCCAATCATTAAGACCAGAATAATCTTGAAAATCAGAGTACATTTGTTCTACAAGCGAGGTCGTAGGAACAAGAATAAGTTGACGACGGTTCCACCGTTCATTCCAACGAATCAAACAATATAGTATTAAGGATTTACCTGAACCGGTAGGAGATAGTAATAGACGTCTACCATCATTAATTGCTTGATAAACAGCATCAATTTGATAATCTCTAATTTGCAGGGGTTGACCCTTAGATGAAAGTTTTAATCCTTCGCAGAAGTTTTTAACTATATCATAAGTAACAGCATCTGCAGTATGGATATACTTTTCATAGTCTATTACATAGTCTCGTTCTTTAGCAAAGTGTTCTAAATAACTTAAAAGACCAACATACAACTCTTTTGTGAACATAGAAAAGAGTCTGACTTTTCCATCCCACATACGAGACTTATAAAGAGGATGAAACTTAGCGCCAGGAACTTCAAACGAAAAGTGATCGTTTAATTCTTGAGCTAATGAAGGTTCACAATCTACTTTAAGATGTACTTCATTTATTTTAGATACATAAAGATCAGCCATTACATCATGCCGTTAGTAAACTTATTCCATTCAATAGCATTTTTAATATCCCAAGTACGACTATTCAAAGAACGAATAATTTGTTCTAATTGGTATAATACTGTTTTAAAATATTCTACCTTATCCTGTAGTAAAATAAGATCACTATCTACAGTTAGAAATTCATCCATTTCATTCTTTAAGGGTTTATTTCCTTGCCATTGTTCCCAACCTTCATCTTCCAATTCTTGCTTAGTCATTTCACCGCGGTAATACTTATATTTCATACGACGGCAATTTAAATAATCGGATTCGGCTTTACGAAGATTGAGTCGAGTGGACGACAGATAATTTAAATACTTGGCGTGAAGGTTTGGAGTCCTTGCCGATTCACGTCCAAGATTCATTTCATCAATTTTACAATCATCCTTCCAGGAATCTTGTAGATCTGATAATTTCATAATATACTATTTAAATTAACCTATTTGAATAATTTGCTGAGGATTGCCCTGGAAATTAAATGAACCATAGTGGTTCAAAGAGATTGAAGGGTCAAGCCAAATCTCGCCACCCATTTCTTGCCATCTACGGCTAAAGGTATAATCCTCAGACAAATAACGCTTATCCTTGGGATCAATCATTGTATCAAAGAATGCATAGAAATGAGGATTCAACTCTGGAGGAGTATTCAAATCATTATTATATTTTAATTCAGGATAATGTACAATCATCTTGTCGATAACTTCGCGCTTAATCATCATGAAGCCTGTAGCTCCATCATGCAAACGAATTAGACCATTTTCGATGGCAATTTGTTTTGCATCTCGATTTAGGAATTTGAAGTTAATAGCATAATCGCTTCCATAAGAAGCAATTGCTTGGTCTGTAAGTGGTTCTTTATTCGCGGTAACACTTTCGCGAATGCGTTGCCAATTAACACCCTTCTTAGGATATGCTCCTACTGCAACTTCTTTATTATGTGCAATAAGTTTAATAACATCTTCAACCTGATATTCAATATCAGCATCAATGAACATTAAACGGGTAAAGTTGCTTTGTATGAAATAAGCAACCAACACATTACGAGCACGAGTAACAAGTGACTCATTTGCAATTGTACCAAATGCAACAGGGATTTGATGTTGATTGCAGAAAGTCAACAACCGAATAGAAGATCTGAAATATGCTTCAGTCAACTGTCCGCCGTAACATGGAGTTGCGATAAACAATCGTTCTTTGCGCAGGTCTTCCAATCTAACTTCTAACTTTTGATCTCCTGCAGGAGGAGGTGAATCTGCCGCGGGTGCTTTTGGCAAAGACGGAATAGAAGGCAGGTTCATAGGTTTAATGGTTTTTTTAATGTTCATAATAACTCCAAGTTATATTATAAGGGTTCTACTTCGAAAATAGTATATTTGAATGATGCTATCGCTGTAAAATATTCTACACTTTGTGACGCAATGTCAAAATCAAGAGCCTGTAATGATATAGGGAAAAGATCTTTAAATATTATATTTACTTTAGGGTTGTTTGTCGAGTCTAAAATAGTCAAAGTTGCATCCGAGTAAGCCAAAATTTCAGATTGTCCATCAGGTTTTGTCACAAAAGGAAAACTGCTAGGTCTGGTTTTAGCAAATGTCGAAAATTGATTATAATTGCTTGGGAACCCAAGAGCAATAAGCCAACGATATAATTCTATATAATTGGACATATCTTCTGATATTAAAAATCTAATCGTAAAATCTCCGAAATTGAGTTTGTCGCCTATAGTAGGAATATCTACAAACGGGGTTGGTTGTGTTGCAAATCCTAATTGTAAATCAGGAAGATTTGCAGATTGACAAGTAAAGGAGGTATTTGGCAAATCCTTGATACCAAATTTAAAAGCATTCGGTCTAAGGAAATCATACGTTCTTTGTAAAGAATTAGACGTAGTCTCTTGAATTGTATCTATATTTCTAGTAAATGCCATTATATTCCCTTTACTCTACATTATATTTATAGCCTGTGCAAAGACAAAAAAGGGGGAATTTCTTCCCCCTTAAAGTCCGATCTTAGTGTCGGTTGATTACATTAGGTTAACAACCTTTGTCTTACGATAGTATTGGTTTCTGTTTGCAGTGAAGGTAGAACCATCTGCATCAGATAAGCTATCGCTAGATGTAACGTATGGGTTAGCAATTAAACCGTAACGTGTCTTGAAGCCAATTTTTGGCTGGAAGCTGTTAGGATCAACTGCGCGAACCATTTGTAAAGGAACATATGGGCAGTAGAACATACCTGCGTCATAAGGAGAAGAACCCTTATAACCAACCATGTAGAACTGGCTTGCTGAACCTAGGTTGCTGGAATACGGATCAATATAAAC